ATAAAAAATTTAATATATAGATTGAATAGATTTAATAGATTGAATAAATGGATTACTTTTTAACTTTATTTCTTAGTCTGGCTAGGACTTCTTTAGCCGACTCACCTCCTTTTTTAGGTTTAGTACTAGTTGTAGTAGTATCAAGTTTTGTACGACCACTACTCCTAATATTACTAAGCTTATGTGAATCATTACTTGTCTCCTTTTTGCTTTGGGGCTTAGCGGGGGAAAAGAGTTCGGGTTTAAAGATAGAGAGCAGGGTAGGTTTATCTCCTGCCTCTATGCTTACATTTGTACGAGAGCCAGTAAGAATATTGGTGGCATACTGGGTAGAGGAAGCAAATACATGTTTCTTATTCTTTCTCTCCGCATACACTACATGGTCAAAGTACTTAGCTACATTACGGGAGAAGTTCCTGGTGCCTCCTACAGGTACAAGAGTTTTCTTCTTACCCTCAGTCTCTGCCTCAGTCTCATGTGAGATAACTACTACATGATATCCTGCTTGCTGCACATGAGAGAGAAATACATCTAGTAACTTACCTAGACTACCCCAATCATCCCAGTCCATCTTATAATCATCCGGCTTCCCTTTGGTGATATTGGCTACGGCAGAATTAGTGAGCTGAGTGAGAGAGTCAAAGACTACTACTGAGCTATGATCTAAAGAGTTAAGCTCTACATCTATGAATAAGTTAAATGCTTCATTAGCGTCTTTCCTTTCGTGACCTTTCTTTTTAAATAGTTCTAGTTCCTTCTTACATAGCATACAGCTTACCTTACCATGCTGCTCACATATAGCTACTGGCTTGCCTTTAATCATTTTAAGACAGGTCTCAATAGCTATAGGATAGGATCTGGTATCAGGTAGGTTGATAAGTTCTATTCTTTCTTGCCAAGATTCTGGGAGTTGGAATAAGGTTTCATGACCATTTTCCATATCTACCCAGAGTAAATCATAATGCTCAGCTAGTTCACCAGCAAGTTTGGTCTTACCTGTTTTAGGTGCACCAAAGATTATAACTCTATGAGTCTGAGAACTGTGTTTAGTATTTAGTTTTGCCATTAGAGTATGCCTAATTCCTCAATTAATTCTATTACTTCTTCATCAAACTCTACTACATTATTTTTAATAAGCCAGGCTATATAGCCAGGGTAGGTATCTACTACACCTTCTAACTTCTTGCCTCCGTGCTTACCAAACGCAAAGGTATCGTATAACCCCATGATAGGTCTAGCAGGATAAGAGTTAGCCTTTTCTTTCTTAGAGCTATCAGTGGAGGGAACTGTGGCTATCCCTGCATACTCAGCATACCCTTGTGCTGCTTCTTGTTTATCTTTCCAAGAACTCATATTTATTCTTCTCCTTTAGCTACTTGAGCTTCTACTAGTTCATAGAAGTCTACTGTGAAGGCATACTTCTCTTTATCTTCTTCTATCCGCTCTAGTATATCCTGAGTCAATGGTTTGGTTAGGTTCTTAGTAGATAGAGTACAGAGAGATAGATACTCACATTCTCTGAAGAAATCAAAGCAAGACTCTCCATGCATAGGATATGTAGCGTATGATTCATATAGTTCTACTGCCTGAGTATCTATTAAGAGTTCCTGTAGCCATAGTGCCCGTTGAAGGAGGGACTTTTCAAAAGGTAGTTCTTTATACTCCATAGTCTTAGTTTCATAGACTAAGTAGAGTACTGTATAAGAAGAGAGTTGCGGGAAGAGGATATCTAAGACTACGCTATACCCTAGTGCCTGACCTGAGTTCTTAAAGGTAGCACTATTAGCTGTTCCTGAAGAAGTCTTATTCTCTAAGACCATTATTTCTCCAGTCTGCTTATGCTTAAGCACTGCATCTACGTAGCCTCTGTACCTGAAATCATTAGGGAGTAGTACCTGAAATGCTAGCTCTACTGCTGGCTTGCCTTGATAGTATACTAGTTCGTAAGTTTCTAGGAAGCCTGCATCTCTTAGAGCTATGAACTTCTGTACTGCAAAGAGAGCAAGCCAGAATGATTTATTCTGTCTGGGAGTCTCGTCGAGTAAGTCTACATCCCATTCTAGGAAAGTGTCTAGGTAAATTTGATTTATTGATTTATTCTCCATAGTGGATTGCACACCTACTCCTACAGCAGATCCATATGCAAATGTTACTCCCTGCTCTGTTTCTTTCTCTGCTTCTAGAGAGATCTGCTGAGAGGATAGGCGGTAGAGTTGGTACTTACGAGGGCAGTCATGGAGAGTAGTACGAGAGCTATGGGAGAGGAGCTTTAAGCGAGGATCGATCTGGCCTTCTTCTAGCTGCATTACTTCTATCTTTTCGGGAAGCTGTTCATCCATAAGAGAGGTAGCTTCAGAAGATATGGAAGAATCTAGATCTAGGGAGATAGAATCTAATAGATCCCCCATAGAGTCTGTCTGAGGTGTGCTAGGATTCTGGTTCATAGCTCTATCTCTATGACTACGCCGTCGGGAGTGTTAATCACTTTTACTATTTGTAAGCTCCACATCATATTATTATGCCTTCTAAGTACTTTATCAATAGAGAACTTAGATGTTTCCAAGTGAGCTATACGCCTGTTAGCTGCATCTAACTTATCTATTAAGATCTGATTAAGCTCTTCTAGCTCTTTAAGCTCATTCATTAGAATATATCCTTACAAAGAGTTGTGAATATAGCTGCACGAACTAAAGCAGATCTCTTTAAGTCATCTTCTGGAGCTAAGATCTTAGTCAGCTCTTGAAGAGAATAGGAGGTTAATAGCTTAGGCACCTTTAGGTAAAGGTCTATTACTCCTAATTCTAGAGGTACTGTACCTTGTAATGTGAGCCAGGAGTGTAAGGCTTTAGCTCCTTCCATGTAGTCTATGTAGCAGTCATGTTCTGCTTTATTATAAATAGCTAGGAATAGGGATAAGGGAGAGGAGTTGGTGGCTTCAGATCTAGGAGATTGGTTGGAGTTCTCTTTAAGAGTAGCCATACGATCAGCAATAGAAGGGTCAGTGCTCATAACCTAGCTCCTTAAGTTTTGCAGCTCTTTCAACTATAGCAGTAGCTAGGCAGGTAAAGACTCCTACATAATGTCTTTCCCCTTTCCTAATTATCTCAGTTCTCCAGCGAGTACCATTGTTAGTTATGTAGATTCCTGGGTAACCAGATTTATTATTCCTATATACTCTCTTTGCCTTAGGAGTAGGAGCAAAGGTTTCTATAATCTTACGTTTTTTAGGGTTTTGTTGGGTGACTAATATGCTAGATCCTTTCTGTATTAAAAAAGCAGCCCTTCTTTGCCCGCAATGAAGTACATGGTCAGCTAAGAACTGAGCTTCTTCACAAGCTGTTTCATAATCTGTGATTAGATTCATACTAGCTAATCTCTGAAGTCTGTTAGGACTGTTCCACAATGAGGACAGCAGCGACCATGTTTATTAAAAGCATAGCCTTTATGAGCACATTTTGCTACTTGTTCTTGTCCTGCTTTATAAGCTTGATTCACAACATCTAAAATCATATCTTTTGCTGCGTCTTCCTTACCTATTTTTACTAGGCCTATAATTACATCGGCTGCTGATTCAAGATTCATTTCTATTCTCATAATCTTGCTCCTAGAGATCACCTACTGTCATCTTAGACATAGCTTTCTTGCCACCTTTCTTAACAGCTTTAGTAGCTATTTCTGTAGCTGTCTGTTTCTTAAGCCCGCGAACTAAGATAGAACATTCCTCTTCAGAGAGAATAGTAACTACATCTGGATCAGCTTTAAGAGTACGATGAATGTCACGTAGAAGGGAAGGCATATCAGGAGTACCTGAGAGTAAGGCTGCTTCTAAGGAAGCTAGTTTCTCTCTTACTTCGAATGCTTGATCTAGAGCGGAATCTGTCATAATGAGCTTACCTGTATAGGGGATATATCTTCTAGATAGAAAGTAATTAAGCTACCCTCTATCTTCTCTTTAAGCTTATACTTAATACCTCTCTCCAAAAGTAGCAAGCGCCAGCCTGCATCCTTATTCTTCTCCTTACGCACAGCTTTAATAATCCTTCTATGCATACAAGGAGTAGCTGCTAGGGAAGCTTTGTTGTCTCTCTTTATAGTTTCCCATATGGGTTGATACTTACGCACAGTTGGGAGATTCCTGGAGAGAGAAGGGTTGATTTTTAGATAAGGACTTTAGAGAAAGCACTTATCTAAAAAGGCTCTTAACGAGCCAAGCCTTGTCTAATGCGACGAGCGCATTCCTTAGTGCCTTGATGTGGCTTATACTTACTAGCGCTAGGCATGTGGTTAGCAGAATACTGTATACCTCGGACAACCGTAAAAGGTACAGTAGCAGGTATATCATACTTATTACTTAAGGCTAAACCTATTAAATGTGCAATACCTACGCGCATAATATATTACCTATATTGAATTTATTAAAGGAGAGAAAAAGGCTCCCGCATAGGAATCAACAGCGGGAGCAGAGAGGAGAGAAGTTACCGCTACCTACATCTACAAATTAGCAAGCAGTTCTTCTTCAGAGACATTGAGGAAAGTATCAGCTTTCTGTAGCAAGAATGCTACACAATCTTGATACTCTTCAATATTTTGAGAGTGCTCAGCATATACAGCTAACTGAGTTACCAGGAGTTGCAGTACAGGCTCGTTAGTACGAACTTGAGTAAGCTTAGAAGCAAGGATCTTAGCAGCGTTAGCTACCTGCTCAATAGTCTTACCGGTAATCTCTGGCATAACTTCCACATAATCCTGAGCAAAACCTTCCCAAGTTTCCTTAGGAATACCACCACCACGACGTTGTGCTTTGGGTAGATTAGCAATAGCTTCCCAAGATAGCTTTTCTACAGGGAAGGTAGCTGCGTTAAGAGTAGTGTCTTCGTAAAGCAGTTCGCGAGCTGTTGCATTAACTACATTTTCAATGGCTTCTACCAACAGTTCCAGTCCCTTACCGCCCTCTTCCATTATATGCACAATACCTTCTACAGAAGGATAAGGCATAGCTAGCTGTACAGAGCCACGAATCGTTTCAATACCAGTAACCTTATCCTTAGACTTCTTAAAGTTAAAGTTAACGGGCTTAGTTACTACTGAGAAGTCATAGTTAACACTAATAGACTCACAGATACCGGCCATTTCTTCGGCAGTAGGGTTTTGTACTTCAATGATGAGCTGCTTAGGCTCTGTGGAAGTTGCTGCTTCGTTGGTGGCTTCTTGTACCTGGGTTACTTTTTCGGTTGCTTCTTGTACTTGAGTTTCCATAATGTTTACTTACCTTAAGGTTTTAGCTTAGAGCTAGGTTTGGTTTGTTTGGCAGCATTGCCAGTTTTTCCTAATTAGGATGATCACTATATCATATAATAATCATCCGTCAATATGTTTTTTGTTCTAACTAAGAGGATCTCTTCTTCTCTGCTACTAACTTACCTTTAAAGAACTCTGCTTTCTCTGCTAGAGTATCCCCTTTAATTCTCTGTGAAATGATTCCCTTAGTAAAGGACTCTGGCTCACAGATTACATAGAGTTCTTCTCTTGCTCTGGTTACTGCTGTATATAAGAGCTCTCTCTGTAGCATTGTAGCGTGTGACTGGTGCAGGCATAAGAATACTTTTCTCCACTCAGAGCCTTGCGCTTTATGCACAGTGAGAGCGTATGCATGTAGTAGGGAGTTAACTTCAGCGGCTTTAGTAATTGTAATCTCTGCTGCTGTATCTAAGAGTCTTACTGTAAGCTTATGGCTAGCTTGAGTAACCCGGTCTTCTGAACTAACTACTGCTTCTAGGAGAAAGTCTACATCTGCATCCATATCTCCATAAGAACCAAAGGCATCCTCATTAGCTAGGTTAGGATTATGCCCCCAGTAATCTAGATGCTTAGAAGAAGGCTGTACCTTAGCTCCATTGTATGCAGGGTTAAGAGTTATATCTATAATCTCTGCATCTTCGCGATCATATAGAATTCTATCTCCTGTTGAGAAGTAATGCTTAACAAAGCCTGCCATTACTTCAAAGGTTACAGCTTCCCTCTTCCTAGCTAGGTGATTAGCTATATGGTTATTAAGCTCTATAGTACCGCAGGACTTGTTATAAGGTATAAGTATCATATCCT